GGGGGCTTCGGCCCCCTGTTTTTAAAGGAAACACTATGTCCTCCAATACCAAACCAATTGGTGTGGCTTTTGAAGACCAGAACATCATTGGGTCTGACTCAGTGCTGTCTGGTGGTGAGCTGGGCTACACCGCAGAAGCGAGTGGTACGGTCACGCAATTGACTGACAAATCGACGGGCGTGACCTTGAACAAGTCCGCTGGTCAGATTACGATGAACAACGCCGCTCTGGCTAACGCCACGAACGTCTCGTTCACGCTGACCAACAGCGTTATCGGCGTTAAAGACGTTGTGGTGTTGAGCGTGTCTTCCGGTGCTACTGCTGGCGCCTACAACTGCTGGATTTCTGGCAAGGCTACCGGAAGTTGCACGATCACCCTACGCAACCTTTCGGGCGGTTCGCTGTCCGAGGCCGTGGTGATCAACTTTGTGGTGATTCACGTACTGTAAAACTAAACGGGGCCGACAATCTCGGCTCCGTTTCTACACATGGCAGCAATCTACCTAACCCATCCTGTCCACGGCGCCAAAGTCGCTACGATGGACATCGAGGCTGAACTTGACCTTCAGAACGGTTGGTCAAGGTACAATCTTGAACCAGAAGTTGAAGAAGTTAGCCCCGAGCCTGTGGCGCGGCGCAGCCGGCGCATTAAGGACGTTTTAATCCAAGAGGAATAGCATGGCGACCTACACCGCAGGCGAACAGATTAACCGGGCGTTGCGGCTGCTAGGTGTGCTGGCCGAGAGCGAAACGCCGTCGGCCGTTGTGTCTCAAGACGCCTTGATGGCGCTCAACCAGATGATTGACTCGTGGAACACCGAGCGGTTGTCTGTCTTTGCCACCATCGACCAGATCGTCAACTGGCCGGTCGGCTCGATCAACGAAACCCTTGGCCCTAGCGGTTCCTTGGTGCGCCTCAATGGCACCGCCGTGCGTCCGGTCTTGGTGGACGACGCCACCTACTTCAAAGACCCCGGCACGGGCGTGTCCTACGGCATCAAGCTGATCAACCAGCAGCAGTACGACGGCATCGCGGTCAAGACCGTGACCTCGACCTTTCCGCAGGTGATGTTCGTCAACAACACCTACCCGAACTTTGACATCTACATCTACCCGCGCCCGACACGGCTGCTGGAGTGGCACTTCATCAGCGTGCAAGAGTTGACGCAGCCGGCTGAGTTGGTCACTGAAATTCTTTTCCCGCCAGGCTACCTGCGGGCCTTCACATACAACTTGGCCTGCGAGCTTGCGCCAGAGTTTGGCGTAGAGCCGTCGCCTCAAGTGCAGCGCATTGCCATGACCAGCAAGCGCAACCTCAAGCGCATCAACAACCCTGACGATGTGATGTCGATGCCGTACTCGCTGATTGCGACGCGGCAGCGGTTTAACGTGTACACCTCGAATTATTAACAACTATAGTTGCTATGTTTACCAGCAATAAAGCCTTTGACGCCCTTGACCGCTTTCAACAGCCCTTTGGCTTTGTAAGCGTCAATCGCGTGTTGGAGATTTTGTTGATGTGTGGTCAACTCCAAGTTGTTCAGATGGTTATTTGCGCGGTCAAGATCTTTGTGGTTTATTTCCAAACGACCTTCAATTGGGCCATTAAACGCTTCCCACACAAGGCGATGCACCGCTTTTTTGGTGTAGTTGGCGTTGTGGCACAAATCAACAATCAGGTAGTGAGTGCGATTGGGTCGAGGTTTGACCGGCCTAAACGCCGTGTCGCCAGCCCATACTTTGCCGCGCTTGATGTTGCTGGCGGTAGCCAAGCTAGTTTGCAAAAACTCAGCAACTTCTCGCAACAACGCGCCTTGTTCAAACATGCGCTTGGCCTCGGCGACTTTAAGTCCGTCCAGCGTTTTGCCCCGCGCCGTGCGCCGCACGTTTCCATGATCGCTAACTTCGTACAAATTTTCAAAGCCAAGAACTGGTTTCCACGTTTCCATGCTCAAACTCCATTTAACATGAATAGGAGTATAGCATGAAAACGCCGATTCTAGGTTCGAGCTATGTGGCTCGCAGCGTCAATGCTGCGGACAACCGCATGGTCAACATGTACCCCGAGATCGTGCCCGAGGGCGGCAAGAGCGCGGCGTTTCTGTCGCGCTGCCCTGGTCTGCGCCGGCTGGTTGCGGCCGGCAGCGGCCCCATCCGTGGGCTGTGGGTGCTTAAGGAGTACCTGTACGCCGTCTCAGGCGACACGTTCTACCGGCTCAACGTGATCGGCGACACGACCCGCTGGAAGATCAAGCCCTTGGGTACGGTGACCGGAACCGGCCCGGTGTCCATATCGGACAACGGCACGCAGATTTTCATCGCCTGCAACCCCGACGGCTTCATCTACAACGCGACCACTGAAGTGTTCGCCAAGATCACTGACCCGGATTTTCCCGGCGCGGTCAAGGTGGGCTACCTCGACGGCTATTTCGTGTTCAACGAACCCAACAGCGCGCGGGTGTGGGTGACGTCCTTGCTCGACGGCCTGTCCGTCGATCCGCTTGACTTCGCCAGCGCCGAGGGCGACCCGGACGGCTTGGTGTCGCTGATCGTCGATCACCGCGAGGCATGGCTGTTCGGCACCAACTCAATCGAGGTCTGGTACGACGCGGGGCTGCCTGACTTCCCGTTGCAGCGCATCCAAGGCGCGTTCAACGAGATCGGCTGCGCTGCCCCGTACTCGGTTGCCAAGCTCGACAACGGCCTGTTTTGGCTGGGGTCTGACGCTCGCGGCCGAGGCATCGTCTACCGCGCCAACGGCTACACCGGCACGCGCATTTCGACCCACGCTATCGAGTGGCAAATCCAGCAGTACGGCAATTTGTCGGACGCGATCGGCTACACCTACCAGCAAGACGGTCACGCCTTCTACGTGCTGATTTTCCCGAGCGCCCAGACCACTTGGGTCTACGACGTGGCGACCCAAGCCTGGCACGAGCGGGCCGGTTGGTCCAACGGCAACTTTGTGCGCCATCGGTCTAACTGCCAGGCGGTCTATGACGATCAGATCGTTGTCGGCGACTTCGAGAACGGCAACATCTACGCCTTCGACTTGAACGAGTACGCCGACAACGGCGACATCCAGAAGTGGCTGCGTTCGTGGCGGGCACTGCCGCCCGGCACCAACACCCTCAAAAGGACCGCGCACCACAGCCTGCAAGTCGATTGTGAAACAGGCGTCGGCACCAACACCGGCCAAGGCAGCAACCCTCAGATGATGCTGCGCTGGTCGGACGACGGCGGCCACACTTGGTCTAACGAGTATTGGGCGCCCGTAGGCAAGATTGGTGAATACTACCGCCGCGTTTTTTGGCGGCGGTTGGGCATGACGCTAAAGCTGCGTGACCGTGTGTATGAGATTTCGGGCACAGACCCTGTCAAGCTCGCTATCATGGACGCCGAACTGATCATGTCGCCGACCAATGCCTGAACAGCAAAATATCACCAACATACCCTCTAACCGTGTCGAGATCATTGATCCGCGCACGGGGATGGTGTCGCGTGAGTGGTATCGGTTCTTTCTCAACCTGTTTAACCTTGCCGGCAACGGCGGCAACCAGACGTCGCTAGACGATCTGCAAGTCGGCCCTCCGCCGATACCAGACTCCGGTGGCGGCGGTGGGGGCGGCGGCTCAGGCACGGTGACCTCGGTCAACATGACGGTGCCTACGGGGCTGTCCGTCTCCGGCAACCCGGTCACCACGGCCGGCACGCTGGCGGTCACTTATACGGCTGGGTACTCTATCCCCACCACTGCAAGCCAAACGAATTGGGACACGGCTTATTCGGAGCGGTTGCAATGGGACGGCGGGGCCACAAACCTTGTGGCCGCCACGGGCCGCACGTCGCTCGGCGCCACGACGGTGGGCGCTAACTTCTTCACTTTAGCCAACCCCAGCGCCATCACGTTTGTCCAGATCAACGCGGACAACAGCATCACCACGATGGACGCGCCCACGTTCCGCACGGCCATCGGTGCGGGCACTGGTTCGGGCACGGTGACGTCGGTCAGTGGCACAGGCACGGTCAGCGGGCTGACTCTGACCGGCACGGTGACGTCTTCGGGCAGCCTGACGCTGGGCGGCACGCTAGCCGTTACGCCGTCGGACTTTGCGTCCCAGAGCGCCAACACGTTCCTTGCCGCGCCCAACGGCTCTGCTGGCGTGCCTTCTTTCCGCACAATAGTTGCTGCCGACGTGCCGGCCCTAAGCTACGTCAGTTCAGTTGGCGCCTCGACCCCGCTGGCGTCTACGGGAGGGTTAACCCCTACGCTCAGTATCCCGGTCGCTACGTCCAGCGCCGACGGCTACCTGTCCAGCACCGACTGGAGCACGTTCAACAGCAAGCAGCCGGCAGGAGCGTACCTGACCTCGGTGGCTGTGGCGACGGCCAACGGGTTTGCGGGCACTTCTAGCGGCGGCACAACGCCGTCCCTGACGCTCACGACCAGCGTGACTGGAGTGCTCAAGGGCAACGGCACGGCGATCTCTGCGGCCACGGCGGGCACCGACTACTCGGCTGGCACCAGTTCGCTGGCAACTGGCATCCTGAAGTCCACCACAGGGACTGGCGCGCTGACGATCGCTGTCGCTGGCGATTTCCCAACCCTCAACCAGAACACCACGGGCACTGCGGCCAACGTGACTGGCACGGTGGCGATCGCCAACGGCGGCACGGGCCAGACCACTCAAACGGCGGCGTTTGACGCCCTGTCGCCCTTGACCACCAAGGGCGACCTGATCGGGTTCGATGGCACTGACAACGTGCGGCTGGCCGTGGGCACGAACAACCAGGTGCTGACGGCCGACTCGACCACGGCTACGGGCCTCAAGTGGGCTGCGGCGTCTGGCGGCAGCAGCAACATCACGGCGCTGGGGCTGTGGGAAAATAGCGCCACGATTTCGGCCAACTATTCGATCACCGCCGGCAACAACGGGATGTCCTCTGGCCCGATCTCGGTGGCCTCTGGCGTCACGGTTACGGTGCCGTCAGGCTCGTCGTGGGCTGTTCTTTAAGGAATTGACATGACCGTCACAGCGCGAAACCTAGTGCCTGCAAAGCTGGTGGAGGACACCCAGACCACTCAGTACATCGTGCCGACCAACGCCACGGCCACGATCATCGACAAGTTCACTGCGACAAATGTCAGTGGTAGCCCGGCCACAATCAGTGTAAACTTGGTCACAGGTTCGGACACCCCTGGCGATAAAAACTTGATCACCAAGACCAAAAGTCTAGCGGCGGCCGAGGTCTACACGTTTCCTGAATTGGTGGGGCAGATCATGCCAACAGCCTCGTTCATCTCAACGATTGCCAGTGCTGCCAGCGCCATCAACATGCGTGTCAGTGGGCGCGAAGTGACGTAAGGAGATCGCAATGGTTTGGAACGTAATTATTCCCGCCGCCGCCGCGCTAATCGGCGGTCGTATGTCGGCTAAAGCAGCAACTAGCGCGGCTGAAACTCAAGCCGCCGCCGCAGATCGCGCATCTGAAGTGCAGCGCGACATTTTTGAGCGGCAGGTTGAACTTAGCAGACCCTATCGAGAGGCCGGCGAACTTGCGCTCAATAGGCTGATCCCGCTGGCGACCGAGTACACGCCGTTTGGGATGGAGCAGTTTCAAGCCGATCCGGGCTATGCGTTCCGCATGTCTGAGGGCATGAAAGGTTTGGAGCGGTCGGCTGCGGCTCGTGGCGGCCTGCTGTCTGGCTCCATGCTTAAAGGCATCCAGCGGTACGGCCAAGACCTTGGCTCGCAAGAGTACATGAATGCGTTTAATCGGTACCAGACTGAGCGCAACGCGCGGCTCAACCCGCTGCAATCGCTGGCCGGTGTCGGTCAGACTGCGTCGCAGACGTTGGGTGAAGCGGCGCGCGGCTATGGTACTAATGTTGGCAACCTCATGATGGGTTCTGCTGAAGCTGCGGGTAACGCACGAATGGCTCGCGCATCGGCCTACGGTAACACGCTGAACCAACTAGCGTATTTGGGCGGCCGTTACATGGGTGGCGGCGGCGGCGGCGGCGGCGGCGGTGGCGGCGGCGTTGGTGGTGGCTACATACCTGGCTATGACCCTTATCTTGATAGGTAACTAATCATGGCACTTAATTTTGGGTCTTTTCAGACTGCTCAACCAGTCACTGCGTTTTTCAAAGGCCAAGAAGATGTGGCCCGCGATGCGCTCGCGCAGGAAAACAGGATGCTGGCGCGGGAAAAGCTATCGCAAGAGCGAGAGGTGAACGCTCTGCGTAGGCAGCAACTGATGGGTGAAATGCAGCAGCAGCAACAGACGCAGCGTAAACAAGCCCGCGTAGAAAAAACAGGCTTGTTTCGTGATCGTCTTCTCCGCGCAGCAGACCCAAACGCAGCCCGTGAAGTTGTCAGGATGCAGTATGCTGACCCGGATGTAGGCCCGTTTCTGTCGCAATTTAGCACGCTGGACCAAGCACTGGCTGAGGTGCCGGAAGACCCGACAAGATTTGAAGCCTATCGCCAGCAAGAGGCGATGGGCATGGGTGAGTGGATCAAAAGCCAAGCGGCTGAACGATCGTTCCAAGACGTTTTGCAAAGGGCCGCTGGGGCTGCGCCTGTCGCACAACCTGCCAACGCGATGGTCGAGCCTGCTGCACCGGCCAACGCGATGGCTGCAAGACCTGCTGCTGCGGGCAGAGCACCTGAGCAAATCCGCGCTGAGATTAACGTTTTAAGCATGTCCAACGAC